GCCCATTGCTCCACATTCGCCTTCACAGTGTCAGGGTCATACGCATCAAACGCCGGTACAGCCGGCATCGGCGTCTCTACTTTCGGCTGGTTATCCCTGACCTGCTCAACAGTTTTGCGCAGTTCACCAAGTTCATTTGTCTGTCTGTCGTTCAAAGATCGGTACTCAGTGTAAGATTTCTTCGTCTTACCGTATGCGTCAACAAGGTCTTCGACCGATGAAAACTCCTCTTCACCAACCTTTATTGCTGCAACGTCAGTACCCTCAGTGTCGCCTGAATCGTCCGCAGTATCAGACTCGGGGGCAACTGCTTGCTGGGGTGACTCTTCAGACGCCTCTAGACCAGTTTCGGTCTGTTCCGCGTCCTCATACGACCCCCCGGACAGTTCCTTGTCCTCATCAATAAACTCGAACTGTGTTTCCGCCATCTTTATCTCCTTTCCTTATCTCCCGAGAGTGGCGTAAAAAGAAAAAACCTCGATACCTCAAAATGAGATATGCAGCTTCCGCTTAGTTCCCAAGGAGGGGTTAAGTCAGAGTCACCTGACTGTTACGTTATTTCGGCGGGGTCAGCTTCTCGTATTTCTCGATGCTGGTTATCCCGCCCTGTAAAAAATTTATCTTCAAAGAGCCTGTAAATTTGGCTTTCACCAATTTACGCAAAATCTGTACCACGAACGAAACAGCGTCGATTAAGAACCGGAAATGTTCAGCCGGTCACGCTCGGGTGCCGAATTACTGATCTTTTTTGTCACATCACCCAGTGAGTCTTTTTTAGAACTGGGATTAGAGTTCTTCGGCTTGGACGGCATATGCTGTCCGCTGGAACGCTTGTCAGATTTATCTACATCATATGTAACTGGCATCGCGTTTACTCCTTAATTGATGGTCGTGTGGTGTAGTCAATTCTCACACCATACATATCTGCGTCGTCGCCAGCATCATCTGCTGAAACGTCCCTGCGGACATTCAGGAATAATATATCCCCGTTTGCACAGGCAGACGCTGCTATGGAATAAGCACTGGATATTTCAAGAACATCCGCTGTGCCATTCGTAGTGGTTGCTGTACCAGCTACATCTGTCACTGCTACACCAACGTCTTCTCCACTTGCACTGGAAACATAATCTATATCAAATGTCACATCACCTGACGTTGCTGCTGCCGAATAATAGATGTATGCAGACATTGCTACACTGCAATCTATACTATCTACAATATAGATATTGGCACAAGCACTTTCATCAGCACCAGTAGCATACGATATTGCCGTTGGAATTGTACCACCTACAAGCACCTCAGTAGAGGTAGGTTGTAAGTTAAAATGACCCGCCGGGATCCATAGTGTACCAGTGGCTCTATCAAGAAGCCGAACAAGATCACCTTGGCCCATTCCTCTCGGACTGATTTTAGCCATTGTATTACTCTCCTATTAAAAGCCCTATGTAAAGTACCGTGGTGACGGTTTACGTTTACGACGGGATCTTTTCTTTTTTGTTTTACCCTTAGAGCCACCTTTCTTGTATCCTGCCATAGACATTGCTATCGCTACAGATTGATTCTGGGGGTAGCCCTCTTTTCTAAGTTTTCTAATTTTTGCGCCTACATTCATAACTATTCTTTTGCTGGCTCACGCCTTCGGCGCTTCCTGCATCTGCTTCTGCGACATCTGAGCCATCATCTGCGATGCCTGATCTTCTTCCATTTTAGCCAGAATATCATCAGCCGTTTCAATGTCAGACAGCTCCAGCCACAACGGGAAGAGCTGCTGAAATCCCATCTGAACCATCTGCGCCACCTGTTCAGCCTTCATCGCCCGCATCGTAGGCGAATTGGTGCCGGCGTCCAGTTCCACATCAAAATTCGTAATGTTAAAATTGGTTAAGAATCGAGACACTACATCTGAATCCGGTACGTCTTCCTTATCAAACGAAGCGCCGATAATGCGCGAAACCTTGTCCGGTGTCCAGAACTGCTGCATATTGCGTATGCACATTTGAAGTACCGTCTGCTTGGTAGAATCAAAGTTGTTCATCTGCTCTTCCAGTGTCAGCATCCCCTGACGTATCCTTGTCTGAGCGGCAAAGCCAGATTCCTTCGCTCCGGCGGCAATACCCATCATCGGGTCGGTTGCACCGGAAATTTCTTTAGCGTCTACAGCCGCCCGCTCCTCCATCGCTGCGGCGGCAGCTACAAGAGACAAGTGAGATGTGGACCACTGCTGCATAAAATCACCTATCCGTTTCCCCTTGAGACCGGGTACGCCTACCCATTCACCCGATGAAGAAGCACGGTTCATCTGTTCTGGGGTAACTGAACCGGAGACAAAAACACCGCCGCCGCGAGGAGTCCTGTTCAAAATATCCAACGCCTGTGACCGCCTTTTATCTTTCTCCCGCTGGGGATCCTTCATATTCTCCACCAGCCCGAATGTTTCCATCTCTCCGCCTACATCTTCAAAATAGTAAAAATAAGGCACCAGAGGAAACTGGTTGTGAGCGTAAGGATTCGGCTGACGGTCTACCAATAACCTTCCGCCGGAAAACAGCGTCACATACGTCTTTGGTATCGATCTTGCAATGATACCAAAATCTATCCTATCAATAGACGCCCCTTCAATATTGCTGGCCTTGTCTTCAGCCGCCCGATGGCGGGCAATAGAATCTTCCGCCTGCCGCTTGGAAGTAAATCCTTCCTGACTCATCCGCTGCGTGTTGGCGTTAATCACATACCACTCCCGATCCCAGTCGCGCTCCCACAATTCGATTACCCTGGCTCGGCGCTTGTGACGGTCTATATGATCGCTCTCCTTAATAAAGTTCCCCGTTACATACCGGCTGCCACGCTCTTCCTGTGGATTAATATCGCTTGATAACGTAACGTCCAGATCGGTCATCAACACATCTTCAATCTTCGTCAGATCACTCAACTCTTCAGGATACATACTCTTCAAACGGTCTAAGGTCAGCCACTTGGTGCGCATCAGCCTGGCCCACTCAGACACATCAGGCGTATCCGCTTCAGGATCCACAAAAACGTGCGCCCAGCTCTCGCGCTTTACAAAGATTTCACCGGTAAACTCAATCCCCGGCTCTACGTATATATCCACCCAGCCCCGTCCAGTAATCACGCCGTCCTTATGAACACGGGAGAATACATTCTGCAACCGCTTGCCACGGTCAAGATAATACAGCAACGCAGTCATTAACTGCGCTTCATCATCATCACCGGTCTCAATAGGACGTGCCTTCCACTTGGTACGCTGCTGACGCTCCACGCCAACCACCAGATTCACCTTCGGCAGGATAATGTTCAACTGCAACGGCGGGCGGTTCTCACGCCTCAATTTATCCAGATCGTCCTTAGACCACTGCCCTTCACCAAATCCACCAGTATAAAACTTGGCAGACTCTTTACCCGAATCGACAAACTCGCGGTTAGACGCCTGCATCGCATCGAAAATTTCGTGCGTCTCTTTTAACCGCTGTAACTCTTCTGCCGCCGGCATACCACGTCCTTTTGTACCATCATATCAAAAAGTTTCTGAGAAATCCCCCGGGGAATGTTCGAGTCCATCCAGTTCAGTCCAACCTTCACGTTGACATCCAACTGTTCTCGCTCTTACCACCCATCGCCAGCCTGTACCAGTCCACACCCCAGTCAACTTGCGTTTCCACCGGCTTGGCATCTTCCACGTAATGCACCAGATACCGCAAACAGTCCATTGCGTGATCGCCTACCTTCACCGCCTCTTCAAACAGCGGCCTGTCACCGTGACCGTATTTCAATTCTTTCCACTTGTAATCAATTATTTCATCCCGCAATGGTTCCATCTGAGGTACATTGAAAAACACCAGCCGGCAATAACTGTTCTCATCCGGAGATAAATACCGCCCTACCCTGTCGTACCCCGCACGCTTGTCGTTCTTGGCCGGCTCCCAGTAAATACCGTAATCTTCCCACTCACCAGCAATCGTAGTACCGTCACGCTCAGTACGCAAAATAGACGGATCAGCTAAAAACGTATGATTCACACCAGCCCTTAACTTACCGTGAACTCTAGCAGCAAGATCGGCAATCAACGTCTCAGTCTCGTAAATCATATCGTACACGAACAACTTGCCTTCCTTGTCCGCCGCCGCAAACAGTATCGCCGTGGGATTCTTGTAACCGTAATCATATACCACGTAATGATTGTACCACGATGGAATGTTCCACGGCCTTACAAAATGCACCTTATCATCAAACATCGGATAGACAAGTCCCGCAAAATCGTCCCAGTTGCAAAAAACATACCGCCTCACCCATACTTCAGGCATACTGAGCAATTCAGTGATGTAATCAGGCGGCAAATACGGATTGTCCGAATACGCCCTTACCTCTTCTTCCGTGGTGGGCGCATCCACCCCGGGCGTCCAAGTACGGGTCTCTATCAAACGGTGCTTCTTAATATCCTTGTTCTTGTTCTTCTTAAACTTTCGCCATACCCAGTTGTGTCCCGACGGATTGCAAGTGTGAAACGAACAACGCAAACTCCCCTTGCGCCTTAACTGTCCCGCCGCTGAAATAAACGTCGCCTCAGGCACCTCTTCCAACTGATCAAATGCAAACCACCCTAAATTCAACGACTTGATCCGCTGTATCGCATCCCTAGAATCGTCTAATGCCATATAAATAATCCGCGAACCGTTCTTAAACTCAATCAAATGATCCACAGGACGGTGCCTCTTCACCGTATCACCGGCTATATCCAATAACTGCAACAACGTGGACTTCTTGAACGCATCCAGTACCTTCCTGCCCATCAAACCTAAATTGCCCTTAATCTCTACCGACTGCTTCACCGCTTCCACACACATCGCATCTGTCTTACCTGTACCCAAAGAACCAGCCATCAACTGATGCTTCGTGTACCCGACGTACAAATGATAATCTTCCTGATGAGGCAAAGGCTCGCTGGGCGAGCCGTCATCATTCGTGTAACCAACGTAAATATCGCTCACGCTTCCGCCCAATTTCCTAAGAATAACGCATCCACCTGACTCGACCCCTCCTCTAATACATCCATCGCACCCATATAAATACCAGGCGGTATGTAGTTAGTAGCACCCTCAGAATGCAAAACAGTAAACAACAGATTGAGACTGGACATTATTTGACTGATGAGATCCACCACCTCAATACGCATAATAGGCTCAGTTGGCACTCTTTAACTCCTTCTCCCGCTGAGCAATAACCTTCGCCCTGTCCTTAATCGGAATACCCGCCACCATTACGTTCACCTGCGTCTGCTGCGTGCCGCCCCTGTCACGGTACTTGTCCGGAGATAATGCCTTCAACTGAAACGCCCTTTCAGAAAAATTGCGGTCCACTAAAGCATTACGGAAACTGACCTTCTCTAAATCCTCTAACCGCTCCTCATTGTGCGTTCCCTGAATCTGCTGCACCGCATACTTGAACATCGGCTCAATGTTGATCACATTCACCACAGTCCGGGGATGAACACCAAACTCCTCAGCCGCTGAAGCCAAAAATCCGTCCTTCTCATTCAAAATACTCAGGAACTCAGCGTACTTACTGGGCGGCAACTTCGACTTCTTGGACTCCTTACGCACCGTATTCTTGAACCATTCGTCATACAGGACGGCCTGGTTCTGAGACGGCTTTGTAGGTAAAGGTTGTGAAAATGGAGTATTCACTTATCTGAACTTACAACATAAATGTGCAATCTATCAAGTCGCGCTTCAACTACGCCAAAAAAAGTACGCCGGGAGTAACACTATTACGCGCCAGACGCCA